GTGGGCATCAACAACATAGTGGAAGAGGTAGATGACTGCATTAACATATGGTGAGATTCAGCAATTAGAGTATCTTGCGGAAAGATTGGATGGTCAAATAACATATCTCACTACACTTGATCACTCTGGAGCAACAAGTAAAAAAATCGTAATTGAATATGAAAAACATGAAAAAGCATCAAGTTAAATCAAAGTTTTATTATATCTTTTGGGGAATTGCAACAGTTTCAGTATTAGCAGGACAACTTTATGTTGGAACTGGATACCGTCTCATGCATGGAAGTATGCTAGATCTGATTGATAAAGTTGATGGAGTTCTTCTCCGTGCAGAACCTTTTGCTGATCCTAATTATCTCTGATGATATTAACTGAGAGTGACGCAGTTTACGCTGCAAATAAATTTATTGATTATTATACTCAGTTCAATCGTATTGATGATTATCTAAGATTCGTCAAGAAAGATCGTATTCAGGATAGGCCTGGTTATCTATTTGGTGCGGATACAGAGTTCTTTGATGCTTTTGGTATGCATCCGAACGACATGAACTTTGAGATTCACACTGTGGATACAAATCCAAAGAGCACTTCAAAATATAATCAGTGGTTGTATTCTGAAACTCTTAATCTCACAGCATCTAACGCTATTGAAGAGGCGATCCCAGGTAGAACTCTGAAGTGGATCGTAACGGAAACTAACACGAACAAGGTTATTGGTGTTGTTCGATTTGGTTCTCCTACAATTAACAGTAAACCACGCAATAACTATTTTGGTGAAGTTAAGTTTCTTGCTGATATTAATGCCCATTTCGTTATGGGTTTCAATATCGTACCTACTCAACCTTTCGGATATAATTATCTGGGTGGTAAGTTGCTTGCATTACTAGCATCATCAAAGGAACTGAAGCAACAGTTCGATGAGAAGTATGGAACAGATCTTAAATACTTTGAGACTACCTCCCTCTACGGAACTACCAAGGGTGTGTCCATGTATGATGGACTGAAACCCTTCCTGAGGCACATAGGAGACACTGAGAGCAAGTTCTTGCCCCTCTTCCATGATGATGAGTTCCGTGACTTCTTCTGGTGGTTTAATGAGCGTAATGGTGGTGAACGTCTGATCTCTGCAGACAAGTCATCTAAGAAAATGAAGATTCAAGTCAAGATGATTTCTATCATCAAAAAATCTTTGAAAGACAAAGATAAACTTGAGGAGTTCAATGTATGTATTGAACATGCACTTTCTCTTACAGAGAAGAAAAGATATTATCTCGGAGACTTTCGTCACACCTGGGAAGAATCAATTACCTGGTGGAAGAAGAAAGCAACTAAGAGGTATGAAAAACTCCAATCACAAGATCGAGTTAGAACTGAACTTGAGGTTTGGGAACCAGGAGCAAATTTGGAGATTATTAGATAATGGAACTTAAGGATTGGTTAAATTCAATCAACTTCAACAAGGAAGATTTAAGTGAGGATATTAGATCTTACCCTCCATATATTGTTAATCGTTGTTTGTCTGGGCACCTTGATTGTGTCATGTTTGCCAATGAGATGAATAAGTATCCTAACTTAGATAAAGATATGCAATATTCTTTTTATCTAAATAGTCTGAGGAAAAGAAAGAGATTCTCTCCCTGGCTCCGAAAGGATAAAGTCACGGATCTAGAATGTATTAAAAAGTATTATGGATACAGTAATGAAAAGGCATCTCAAGCTTTAAAAATCCTGACTAAAGAACAAATCAACTTTATTAAACAACGACTTGATGTTGGAGGAATGAAATGAGTACTATGGTTGAACCTACGGTACAGTGGAGTCAAGATCAAATGGTAGAGGTGCTCCTCAGTGAACCTGATGATTTTTTGAAAGTTAGAGAGACTCTCACTCGTATTGGTGTAGCATCACGCAAAGAGAAGAAACTCTATCAGTCTTGCCACATCCTGCACAAGCAGGGAAGATATTTTATCGTTCACTTTAAGGAACTGTTTGCCCTGGATGGTAAACATGCCAACCTGACTGTGAATGATGTTCAGAGACGCAATCGCATTGTTCGTTTGTTAGTGGACTGGGGATTGATCTCTGTGGTTGTTGAGGATTCAGTTCTTGACATTGCTCCCTTGAATCAGATCAAGGTGCTTGCATACAAGGACAAGTCTGACTGGGTTCTTGAGCAGAAATATAATATTGGTAAGAAAATCAAACAGAAAGAGACTGAATAAATAAATTGTGTCTTTCGTGCGGCACATTCTACAATCGGAACACCCTATAGAGAGGTTCGGTTATTACCGTTCCTCTTTTTTTCTTTACTTGTATAATTAGTAGTGGATGCCGAAAGGATCCACAAAAACAAACTCGCTTTTAAAGGAGCTACAATGATGACACTCGCACGTTATACTGCATCGGATCTTCCTGCGCTGTTGGATAAGATCTCCAAAAACTCTATTGGTATGCATGATTATCTAAATAGGGTGTTCGATCTCCACGAAACTACATCGAACTACCCCCCATACAATCTTGTACAAGTTAGTACCACAGAATCTTTAATCGAGATTGCATTGGTAGGGTTTAAGGAAAAAGAAGTCAATGTTTACACACAAGACGGCAAACTCTTTATTGAGGGCCAAAAGGAGGATAAGGAAACGGAAACTAACTACCTGCACAAGGGTTTGGCTCAACGGAGTTTTACTAGAGCGTGGACGCTCAGTGACGACACGGAAGTTAGATCAGTTACTTTTGAGGATGGGCTTCTAACTGTTGCCCTTGGTAGGATTGTGCCAACTCATCATCAACGTAAAGATTGGTTCTAAATAAAATTGAATATCGTCGCCGTCGAGGGGCAACTGGCAAAATCCAGTTGACATCCCTCTTTTTTCTTGCTAAAATATATGGAGGTTAGAATTCGATATGACAATTAAATTGATGCTGTTGAAGTCGGGTGAAGACATCATTGCTGATGTTGCAGAGATGACCGCAGGAGAAGAAGATGCAAGAGTTGTAGGATATTTCCTTAAGAAACCCTGCATTATTAAGATCAGAGATTCTCAGGTTTTGACGGAGAAGACTGAGGTAGAGCAAACTTCTGCTTTTAAGGTATCTTTGTTTCCTTGGATGCCTCTTACATCTGATGAAACTATTCCAGTTCCCGCCGACTGGTTGGTTACAATGGTAGAACCAAAGGAAAAACTAAAAGAAATGTACATTGAGGATGTTGTAAACTATGGAAAAGACAATCAAAGCGATTCTGGTGCAGAACAATCAGATTCTGATCAGTCAGATTGATGAGGTTGGCGCGGAAATTGGAGATCCAAACTGTAAGTTAACAAATCCCATGCTTCTAAAGGATGATGGAACAATGGAACCCTGGTTAATTTCTGTATCACGTCAAGACATTTTTATGATTAGTTCTGATAAGATTATTACTCTTACAGAACCCATGCCCACCCTAGTTGAAAAATACTTAGACATTATTAAATAATGAGTAGCACGATTTGGCGAAAAAGTTAATCCGACTATTAAGTTTTATAATGGGCATACCAACCTACGTATTTACACTAACGTTTATTGTTAAGATTTATGTCGCAACGATTTTATACCAACGTTCAACTAATCGGCAATCAGTTTCTGGTTCGCGGTGTTGATAATGGTAAAAGATATGAGCACAGGGATGAATTTTTCCCAACTCTCTTTGTAAAATCTAAGAGAGACTCGAAGTACAGAACATTAAGTGGAGAGTGTGTAGATGAAGTCAATCCTGGCACTGTACGAGATTGTAGAGACTTCTATAAGAAGTACGATGATGTTGAGGGGTTTGAAATATACGGGAATGATCGGTATATTTACCAATACATATCGGAGAAATATCCTCAGGATGAGATCAAGTTTGACATCAGTAAGATTAAACTGGTTACTCTTGATATTGAGGTTGCGTCTGAGCAAGGGTTCCCTGATGTTGAATCGTGTCAGGAAGAGATCCTTGCTATTAGTATCCAGGACTATACAACAAAGCAGATCATTACTTGGGGGGTTAAACCCTTTGAGAATAACAGGAAGGATGTAACTTATCATCATTGTCCTAGTGAGTATGAACTTCTAAATCAT